TCTCTCGCCATCATGTTCATGTTAAAAGTATTTTTGGCAACTACGCGAAGAAGCGCCTCTTGTCTTTCACTTGAAGATAATAAATCATTTGTTGCGGCTGTTTGTGCTGCAACTTGAGAATTACTCACTGCACCTGCATTGCCAGTAGAAAGAGGAGAATAGCCGCGACCAAATATTTTTTGGCCGGTTGCGGATAACATTCCTTTACCACCAAAGAAAATGTTTCTGACATCCATTCTTTCTTTTGCACTTTTAAGAACGGCAGAACCCATTGAACTAAGAACACCTTTGTTTTTCAGTTCTTGTTTATATACGGTTGAGAATCTAGTTGCCATTTATTTTTTTCTTCTTGCTAAATTTTGTTGTTTTATTTTTTCATTTTCTTCTTCAATATATTGCATCAACATACTCACGTAAACATTTCTTTCCCAAGGCATCATTTCGTTTAAATCACGTAAACTATATTTGTGGTGTTGCATCAGTGCAAAATTAGTTTGGAAATGATTGCTTAAATTATCATAACGAATGGTTAGGCGAAAAAACTTTGGATTCCTTCAACTTCAATGTTGTCAGAATAACCACATTTTCCACATTTAAAATCAAGTTTTTTAGTTAACTTAGGAATATTTTCAAAAAATTGTTGTATTTTGCCAAACTGTTCTCTAGTTAAACTATCAATAAATTCAATTAGTTCTTCTTTTGGTGTATCTTTCGCATAGTAAATGCTCTCATCATCGTAAATATAATCTATTGAACCTAAAATAGTTTCAACAACTACATTTGTCGGATTGATTTGTTCAATAGAAGTCATCTTTTCAATACTGCCAAAAGTTGGATACTTCAAAACAATTCCCAATTTAGGTGTTAATTCAAGCTTGTTTGTTTCTTTACCATTTAACTCAGGCTCAACTTCAAGTGCGTTAAAACTCAACTTTACAAGAGAATTACACTTTCTCTTTTCACCACCCTCATCAATTTCATTATTGCATTGATATTGCAAATCAACAGTTTCACCTACAGACCTCGCTCTCAAGTGCAAAAACAAATACTCAAAGTCTAAGATGGGTAAATCATCAACGTCTATTTTAGTGACTAAACAATTGGTTAGAATTTGTTTAATCGCCAGAATAACACCAGTTTCATCTTTTGATTCTGCGGCCATCAAAAGAATTTTTTCTTCTTTCACTAGAAACGGTCTAAACTTTACTTTCTTCTTCATTAATGGCAAAGTAATTTCGTATAAAGGCACATCAATTTTAGGTAACATAAAATCTCCAAATTAAAAAATACTGAATGGGTTTCTCAATGCATCTCTTGCTGCTGCGGCAGTACCCTTTATCTGCCCACTTAAAACGTCTTTTATAGGAACTCCAGCAACTGAGCCACCCAATAGTGCATTTGTTGCTGCGGCTAAATCATAGCCTCCTTCATAAATTGTTCTAAATCTCTTGTATGAAAATTGAACAGTCACTCTATGAAATCCATCATCACCCCAACTTAAAGGTTGTGCTGAAATTGTTTTTGGAAAAGCATCAATCAATTCGACAGCATAAATTTGTTTAATGAAATCATCATATTGAACAATTTTTATGTTTGTCAGATATGTGTCGAAAGTCGTCGCTCCAATACCAGATTTTGCAAAACGCACATTGTTTGTGTCTGGTGCTATGATTGACTCCATCCATGAATCGAAAAGTTTTCTTTCATAGAATTCATTTGTGCAGAGAAAGGTGAATGACGTTTCGGTGTAAACAGTTTGATAAGGAATTTCGTATGTCAAATTGTATACTTGTATTGGTTCAGTATTTAAGGATTTTCCTGGAAGTTCGGCACTTTCACATTGCAATGCTAGATATCTTGTAATTGAAGGATTTGAAGATACATCATTTCTATCAGTTCCAATAACTCTTGTAGTTACATCACTGAAAATTGAGTTAGGTAAATTAATCAGTCTTTCTAAAAATCCAGTTTTTAGAATCTTCGAAACACCTGACGGTATCGGCAAAATAACTTGAAAGCGGTTAGGTCTTGCTAGACCATCTTTCGCCTTAATGTTTGATAAAAATAGTTGTGGTAAAAATGACATTAAAATTTCTTCCTTGAGTCTGCCCAGACTTTGCTTGTAGATGCTTTTTCAAATTGTTCTACTGGTAACAATGCAGCAATATCCCATTCATCAGCAAATATTTCAACGAATCTTGATTCTACATGGCCAGCCAAATATCTTTTAATGCAAGGTGTCGCTTCAAAAGCGGTAGCAAAAGCTGACAAGGTTTGATAACTTAGCTTCAGTCTTGTTTGCATATCATAGTTCTTATTGCTTGCAAACTGCGATAATTTGTCTAGTAGTATGATGCGATGTTTTGGATGAATATAGTGTAAGTTTAGACCCAAAAAACCATCTTTGTATTTTTGAATTGGAATTACCAATGGAAATCTGTCGTAATATGGCAATTTGTCCTTTGTTTTTGGGTCGTAATAAAAGAAATACATGTGACCAATGAAGTTTGAATTGGTCATTCTTTCTCTATCCTGCATCAACTTTTGTGGTGTTGGTTTTAGTTCTGTGACTTTCGAACGCAACCATGCGCGAGCCTGTGTGCTGCGAGCTTCGAAACCAGTTTTTGCTAACTGGCTGTTTATTCTGTCCATTAGATATGCCATAACTCTATTTATTTGCCTTTTAGGACGATACAATTACCTTGTTTTAATTCTGGTTTCTGTATAAGTATTGGTGTTCCCATTAAAGAGTTAAACCTAGGTCCTTCTCCGTAAGTATCTGAAACTTCCAACCGTGAGTATGACAGAACTCATCTGCTGCTTTCCACTTCATCTGGTTGATAGCGTAAGTTGCTGCTTCCTGTAGAAACTTCTGAGTCTTTCTTTTACCCTGAACAGGTTTCCTTGTCTGAGCCTCAGGTTTAACCTCAATCACATGAGTCATGACGGTTCCATCGGTTCTCTTGACCTTAATAATAAAGTCTGGAAAGTATCTATGTACACGACTATCTAGTGGGTGTACGTATGGTATCGCAAGTTCTTCTGAGGACCACCACACGATGTTTGGATGGTCATCAAAATAATTCATACAACGTAGTTCCCAGGAAGAACGGAAAATGATGTTATCCGGGTTGCCGTTGTACTTAGCCGGGTTTTTAGGGGTAAATTTACCCTTGTAGGAATTCTTGCCGTATGTCATATAAATATGTAGTCAACCTTCAGGAAAATCATGGCACTATTCAATTTAACAGATATTAAGTTTCAAGCTTCTCAGCCATACAGAGGAGCTAACTTTATCTCTAGCAATACGCTTACAGCCAATACTCTGAGATATCCTATTGATTTAGGAAATACGGACAAAGCGCACTATATGATTATTCATATAAATGCTCAAGAAAAAACAAGTTTTCCAGTAAAATTTGCAGATGACCCATTGTCAACAATTCAGAGAAATAGACAAGCATTAAAACAATCAGTTGGTACTGTTAATTTGGGAGGTGTTGCTGACTTAGCCAAAAACAACTTGCAAAAAATTGGTTCTGCTGGATTGGATTTTATTAGAACTAATACTCCCGCTTCGGTTCAAGAAACTTACAATAAAGGCGTTGAAGCAGTTTCTGGAGTTCTCTTAGATAATTCTATTGTGAATAGTGCCCCTGGTCAGGCCACAAAACAAGTTTTGGAAGGTGTTGTAAGAGGTGGTGTTAAATCTGCTGAAGAAGCAGTTGGAAGATTAAATGATGTAAATTTCTTAAGAACAACAAAAAGAACTGTTGAATCTATTGCACTTTATATGCCAGGAACAATGGCATATACAAACACACAAAATTACAATCAGCTTCAAATGGGTGGCGAGCCAGCAGCATTTTATGGCGCAGGTTTATCAATGATAAATGACGCAATGAATGGAAAAATAAACGCAGAACAACTTGGTAAAAATCTGACGCCTTTCATCGCAGAAAAAATAAAAAACTTAGTTTCGCCAATTATTGGACAAAATGGTGCATCTGCAATATTTGCCAGTGCTTTTGGTGTTGTACAGAATCCACAATTGGAATTGGTTTATACTTCACCTGCTCTTAGAAATTTTAGATTCGACTTTATGTTTTATCCTTCAAGTCCCGGTGAAGCTGAAGAAGTTAATAACATAATACAACGTTTGAAATTTCATCAAGCACCAGAAATACTACCTGGTAGTGCAGGTTACTTTTTAGTTCCTCCATCAGAATTTGATATTGAGTTTCATTACAACGGACAAATAAATCCGAACATACCTCCAATCTCAACTTGTGTTTTGACTTCAATAGATATGGACTTTGCACCTAAAGGTTGGGTTGCTTATGAAGTCGGTGCAGAAACTACTCCATCATGGGGAAAAACTGGTATGCCATTTGCTATAAGACTTTCTCTAAGCTTCCAAGAAACCGAAGTTATGACAAAGTTTAATTATTCAAGCAAAAATTCTTATGGTGCACCTAAAGGAACTTCTGGTCCACAAAGTTTCGAAGATGCTCGCCGCGCTGGAGCCTAATTAAATGGCAAAATATTTCATCAATTTTCCAAAAACAATTTACAGTCAAAAAGATTCCAAATCGGTTGAAACTGTAACTAATTTAACCACAACTTTTTCTTTTGATGAAAACATAACGGAAAATTCTGTTCTATATTATCAGTACGATGTTTCTGACGGTGAAACACCAGAAATTGTTGCACACAAAATATATGGTTCATCAGAATCTCATTGGATTATTTTGAAGATGAATGGCATCGTTGACGTTAAAACAGATTGGCCATTAGACCAGAGAAGCTTATCTGTTGCGATTGATAAGAAATATGCAAACAACGGAATTTCAACAAGTCAAACCGGTTATCAATGGGCATTTAATAATAATCACTCTTATTATAAAATTGAGACAAGAACAATTGTGGCCTCTGGTGATAAAATAGTTGATATAATTCAAGTCGATGCAAATACTTTTGCTAACATAACAACATCATCAGTTCAATATACATTGCCTGATAATAACATTGTGAAAATTGATACGACAAGAAATGCAAAAACATATTATCAATACGAAGTGGAAGAAAACGATAAAAAGAGAAGTATTAAGGTTATAAAACCTGAACTGGTGACAACTATAACTAATGAGTTTCTTGAGGTAATAAATGTCTGATGGTAAAATAATATCCACTTCTCAATTTAAGGTAAAAAAATTAGCGATTGTTACTAAGTTGGGACCTGTAGATGTTTCTTCAATTTTTGAAGAACTGAATATTTTCGATAGTATTTTCACTCCATGTATTACTGGTAATATCGTAATAAGAGATTCAAATGGTCTTACGAATAAATTTTCTTTTGATGGCTCAGAAGTTTTAATTGTTGAAATGGGCAAAACTGATAGTGATGCAACTTTCAGAAAATCTTTTAGGATTTATAAACAGACAGAAAGACAATCAATCAATTTAACTTCAGAGGCATACATTTTGCATTTTGTTTCTGAAGAATTTATTATCTCTCAACAATCTAAAATATCACAATCTTTTAGAGACACCTATTCCAATGTTGTCAAAAAAATATTTTCAGACAATTTGGGTATCAGAGATAATATGATATGCTATCTGGAAGAATCCGAAGGTATAAGAAAAATACTAATACCAAATATGAAGCCTTTTGATGCCATTAAATTTTGTGC